GTAAGTTTATCAATGATGCCAAGCGTCAAGTCTCTGATGCTTATGATTGGGATGCTTTCAATACACCAATTACTGTAAGCACGATTGCCAATACAACTGGCCCATATAGCATTACGGGTGCTGGAGTTCGTTATAAAACTATGGATGTGATTAACACCAGTAGTTTTTATGAGTTGTCACCTTTGTCTCATGCTAATTACGACTCGTTTTACTATACAACTCCTACCCCTACAAAGGGTTTGCCAATGTATTACTCTATTAAGGGTGTAGATACAAATGGCGATATTAAAGTCAATTTCTGGCCTGTTCCTGATGCTGTATACAGTATTCGGTTTAGTTTGATTGTTCCTGAAGCGGATTTCACAACAGATACATCTACCACTTTGTTGGCAAAAGAACCTATTGTTTTGGGTGCATTTGCTAGAGCATTGGTTGAGCGTGGCGAAGATGGTGGTTTGAGTAGTTCAGAGGCTTATGCGCTATATAAATCATGTATGTCTGACCTGATTGCTTTGGAATTGGCTAGATCGCCTGAAAACGACACATTTGAGGCTGTTTAATGGCAGAAGCAGTACAAGCCTACTCGATTACAGCCCCAGGCTTTTACGGGCTGAATACCCAAGACTCGTCCTTAGACTTGGCTAGTGGCTTTGCACTTACTGCGAATAACTGCGTGATTGACCAATATGGACGTATTGGGGCTAGAAAAGGTTGGACAAAAGTCAATTCTGCTGTTAATACTGACCTATCTACCAATGACATAACTTCCATTGGTGAAGTGGTGACTGCTGACGCTACGTCATACACCATCATGGCTGGTAACAACAAACTCTATAAATTGAGTGGTTCAACCATTGTTACGCTGACCTATGGGGGGGGAGGTACTGCCCCCACTATTACTGCAAGCAATTGGCAGATGGTTTCCTTGGCTGGCGCACTCTATCTTTTCCAATCAGCGCATGATCCTTTGGTGTTTGACCCTGCTTTGTCTACAACCACGTTTAGACGCATTAGTGAGTTGTCAGGCTATGCAGGTACTGCTCAGTTGGCAAACACGGCTCTAAGTGCCTATGGACGGCTTTGGACAGCAGATGTAGCATCAGACAAGTTAACTGTCCAATGGTCTGATACCAAGTTGGCAAATAAATGGAATACTGGAACTGCGGGAACGCTAGATACTACTACTGTTTGGCCTAAAGGTGGCGATGTAATTATCGCTTTGGGCGCACACAACGGCTTTTTGTTTATCTTTGGTAAAAACAACATTCTTGTTTACCAAGGCGCAACAACCCCGTCAACCATGACTTTACAAGATGTAATCACAGGAATTGGCTGTGTGGCTAGAGATTCTTTGGCTTATACAGGTACAGACCTGATTTTCTTGTCATCCACAGGTGTGCGTAGTGCTTTGAGGACTATCCAAGAGAAGTCCATGCCTTTGCGTGACCTATCTAAGAATGTCCGTAATGACTTGATTTCAGCCATTGCAAGCGAGTCTTTACCTACGATTAAATCTGTATACAACAGTAAAGAAGCCATTTACTTGTTGACCTTACCAGTATTGAAGTCAGTTTACTGCTTTGATATGAAAGGTACTTTGCAAGATGGTTCTTCAAGGGTTACGACTTGGGACTCAATTGAGCCTAAATCCTTGTTGACCAAGCAGGATGGCACGTTGTATCTTGGGAAAGGCGGCTATCTTGCTACCTATTCTGGTTATAACGATAACACTTCATCATATCGTTTTCAATATTTCACAAACCATACTGACCTTGGTACGCCCTCTGCTACAACTATTCTGAAGAAACTTAGAACTGTGGTGATAGGTGGTAGTAATCAGTATGTAACTTTTAAATGGGGTTACGACTTTACTGGTAATTATTATTCACAGTCGGCTAAAATTCCTACGCAAACTGTTTCATATTATGGTATAGCCGAATATGGAGCAAATGCTACTGTGGTTGCAAACTACTCTGGTGGTGTGACTTTGCAGACATTGAGTGTTTACCCAACTGGTTCTGGCAAAGTTATCCAAACTGGATATGAAGCAGACATCAATGCTTTCCCGTTGAGCATCCAAAAGATTGAGATATTTGCCAAAGAAGGCAAGATTTATTAAGGAACTGTAATGACAGATTATACAAAAGCAACCAATTTTGCCAGCAAGGATAGTCTTTCCTCTGGTAACGCCTTAAAGATTGTTAAGGGTACAGAGATTGATACTGAATTCAACAGTATTCAAACTGCTGTTGCAACCAAGGCTGACTTAGCAAGCCCAACTTTTACTGGTACTGTGACTATCCCTACTGCCGCTATTACGGGTGGATCAATTACTGGAATTACAGATTTGGCTGTTGCTGATGGAGGAACTGGTGCATCAACTGCGGCAAATGCTCGTACAAATCTGAGTGCGGCGGCTTCTGGTGCTAACTCTGACATTACATCAATTACTGGTCTAACAACGGCTTTGACTGTTCCGCAAGGTGGAACTGGTGTAGCAACATTAACTGGTGTTGCTTATGGAAATGGAACTAGCGCATTGACTGCGGCAAGTGGCTCTCAGATTACAACTGCTATTGGCTCTACTGCGGTAACAAATGCAACAACAGCAACTAATGCAACAAATATCCTTGGTAGTTCTAGTCAGGCTTATGGAGACTACATAAGTAGTCGTGCTTTGAATACTACCTATACAAACTCTACTGGCAAACCTATTTGGGTTGCTGTTGCATGGACTTCAACAGGAAATGGTAACTATACGGCTACTGTTAATGGAAATTTGGCTTACTACACTACTCAAGACCTTTATCCAAGGGCTAATGTGAACTTCATTGTTCCTATTGGTGGCACTTATTCTGTTGCATCTAGTGCAGGACAGAACCCTGCCTATTGGTATGAATTGAGATAAAAATGATTACGCACCACTTTAGTGATGGACTGTATGCCAAGGAAATGGCATTTAATGCGGGTGAGGCTATCTTGAAGCACACCCACAATTACAGCCATTTATCTATTTTGGCAAAAGGAAAAGTTGCTGTATTGCGTGGTGACGAGATTGATATTGTTGATGCGCCAGCGTGTATTGAAATTAAATCAGGTCTTACTCATGGAGTTAAGGCTATTACAGATTGTGTTTGGTATTGCATCCATGCTACTGACGAGAAAGACCCGTCTAAAGTGGATGATGTTTTGATTAAGGGGAAATAATATGCCAATGGCTTATGTTGCTGGTGCTAGTTTATTAGGAGGCTATCTTCAGGGAGAGTCTGCTAAAGATGCGGCTAATACTGCCGCACAAGGTAATATTACTGCGGCAAACATAGCGGCTAATGCGGCTAAGTTCCGTCCAGTTGGCATTACAAGTCGATATGGGTCAAGTAATTTCCAAACTGATGCTAATGGAAATCTTGTTGGCGCAGGTTACATGGCTTCTCCTGAATTGCAAGCAATGCAAAACAGGGTTGATGCACTAAATAGTCAAAACCTTGGATATGCAGAACAAGCCCAAGGATTATTTAGTCCCTTATTGGGTGGCGCACAAAACTTATATAGTCAAGCAGGTCTTGGTTTAAAGGCAAGTCCTGAACAACAAGCGGCTGATTGGTTGCAAAAGCAACAAGCATTACTTGCACCTAGTCGTGAGCGTGAGTCTGCTTTATTGGCAAACCAACTATCAAACTCTGGTCGCACAGGTTTATCTGTTGCTCAAGGCGGTGGTTTACTGTCTGCTAACCCAGAGCAATCTGCCTTGGCTAATGCTAGGGCATTACAAGATTTGACTTTGGCTTCACAGGCTACTCAAGAAGGTCGCAATGCTACTAACTTCTATGGTGGATTGTTTAGCAACGCTGGAAACTTAACATCTCAGTATGGTCAAGGATTGACTGGTGGTTTTGCGCCATTTAGCGCAGGATTCAATGTTGGTCAATCATTAGATACTGCGGCACAAGCACCATTAACATTGGGTGCTGGATTAGGTGGTCAAGCGGCGGCTTATGGGGCAAACTCAGGAAGATTTATTCAAGCAGGTCAGCAAGCGGCCACTCCATACCAGTTTATGTCTGGTTCTTACAACCCATTAGCAAATGTGCTTCAAGGTGCTAGTACAAATCCATACTTTACACAATCAATGATGCAACCATATAACCAAGCACAAATGGCAATGAACCAATATGGAGCAGAAAATGTATATGGGTATGGCGGAAAAGGACAAGTTCCAACATCCGTTGATTGGAATATTTAAGGAGTAACCAAATGGCAGATTCAATTGTAGGTGGATTATTTGGAACTCCTCAAGAGTATCAAACAGAACAGAATAGACAAGCATTAGCACAAGCAACTCAATTAGGACAACTTGATCCTTTTTCTGCGGCTCGTACTGGACTTATTTATGGTGGTCGTCAATTAGCGGGAGCATTAGGTGGTCAAGACCCACAGTTGCAGTTAATCAGTCAAAGAAATGCAATTATGCAGGGTGTAAATTTAAACGATCCAGAGGCGTTGCAGGAAGTTTCTTCTAGACTTGCTCAAATTGGCGATATGCGAGGTGCTTATGGTGCGGCTGAATTGGCTCAAAAACGGGCTGAATCTAATGCGTCAATCAATTTGCGTGAAGCACAAGCAATAAAAGCATCAATGATGCCAAAGTTAACTGGTGATGAACGTTATATTGCACAATTAAGTAGCGTTGAAAACAAATTGCGTCAAGGAAAAACGCCTTCTGCTGATGATTTATCTCAAGCAAATATTGCATCACAAATGCTTGCAAAACCAAGATCGTTCTTTGACCAAGCAAGTGGGCAAACTGTTGTTGTTCCTGCAACTGATCCATCTAAAGCATTTCCATTAACATTTGAACAGTTTAGCGGAGCAAAAACTACAACACAAACTGAAGGTGGAACAATTCCTCCTACAACCTCAACTAAACCATCAATGCCTACTACTGGTGTGGCAACTGTTCAGAAAGTTACTGAAGGCAATTTGCCAGCAGGTTCACAGACTGAAATTGCAAACATTGAAAAACAATTGATTGATATTAAAAATAGAGAACCACAGTTAAAAAACTTTCTTGAGCAAATACAAGAAGGTAAAGTCAAATATAACTTGTTGTCTAATGCTTATGACTTTGCTGGTTCTATTGTTCCTCCCATGTTTGGAAAGCCAGAAGTAGGAAATCAAGTAACAAAAGATGAAGTTCAGCGTGTATTAACCGCTAGGGTTAATGCTGTTTTAAACACGGCAAAAGGCGTTCAGGCAAAAGACGATGCACAACGAGCAAAAGATCAAATTGCATCACCATCTACATTTCTAAGCCCACAAAGAATGGAGTCAGCAATAAGAGATTTGCAACGTGCTGAAGCAAGTTTGACAGAAGAATTGTCTACTGCAAAATCAACCCTTCAATCTAGAGGGCAACCAACAACAAAACCAACTACTGCTCCTGCTCCACAAGGAAAAACAGGGGAATTAAGTAGAGAAGAAAAGATAAATGTTTTCATTCGGGCAAATGGTGGAAAGCCAACAAGACAACAGGCAGAAGAATTTTTAAAGTCCAAGGGCTTACTTAACTAAGGCGGTACATCATGGGTTTATTTGATGAATGGAAAAATAAGTCTTATGCTGAAAAGATGCAACAGACTTACCTTAGTGACTTTGAAAAAGGTCAAGTAAATAAGGGAACAGAAATAGCCGAAGGTTTAGTTCAGTCTGTGCTTGAACTAGGTGTTAAGGCTGGATTAACTCGTCAAGAAACTCTTGATAGATTAAATGCTCGCCTTGCAAAACAACCTGATCGCTTAAGTTACGACAATAAAGTAATGGGCGCAATGGGTGAAATTGTTGGAGAACTGACAGTTGCCGCCCCTGCTTCTGCTATGGGTTGGTTTGGTACTGGCGGTAAGTTGGCTCAAATAACTAAACAAGGACTATTTGGTGGAGCATGGGAATACTTTACAAAACCAGTTACTGCCACAGAAGATAGAGGTCAAAAAGCAACAGAGGCTGGTGCAACTGCTGGTGGTGCAACTGCTTTGCTTGGAATGATTGGCAGACCAATTGAGAAATTAACTCATTACGACTTCAAAGACAACATTAAGGCTGTTCGTGATGCTTCTGCATCTTTGGGAATTAGCCCTAAATTACTTGGGGACTTTACTGGTAGTGAAGCAACTCGTGCGGCTGAAGCAATCAATAAAACTCGTGGCGGTGGTGTAGTTGATCTTTTGAAAGACAACATTAACCAGTTAAAGACTGCTGGTGGAACAATTGAAACAACAATAACGGGTGGTAAAGTTTATTCAGGCAAGGCTGGAGAAAATGTTGCCAAGGCAGTTCAAACTAATTACGCAGATGCTACGAGAGAAGGCAATAAGTTATATACAAAATTAGACAGTCTTGCCACTCAGAACAATTTAACAAAGATTGTTCCATCTGAGACAGAGATGGCTGTAAAAAATGTTGTTTCTGAGTATGGTGATTTGTTCAAAGTTCTTGAAAGACCAGCCCTAGAATCAAAACTAACTTCTTTTGGTGGAAAACTTGGTAAAGAAGAAGTAAAACAACCAGCAGGATTAATTCTTTCTGAGTCTGGCGCACCTATTATTCCTGAGATTAAAGGGCCAGCAGAATTTACATTTGGCGATATTCGTAAGGCTAGAGAAGGTCTTGTTGATGCTTTGCAAGCCGCTAAAGGTCAAGGTAAATTAGGAAATAAAGAAGCAGTTAGGCTCAATGAAGTTATTGAGGCTATGGATAGAGATATTGATAAATGGGGTCAATCTGTTGCTCAAAATAAAACAGTATCAGATGCTTGGGATGCCGCTAGAACATTTTGGAAGGGAAATGTAATTCCTTTGCGTGATGCTGACTTGGCAATTGCAATGATTAAAGACCCCAACTCTAGTGAATTAAAAACTGATGTTGCTAAATTAGTTGGAAAGATTGTTTCTTCAGAGGCTACTGGTCAAGAAGGTGCAAAACGAGCCGCAATGATGGTTGCCAAAGTTTTACCTGATGATGTAAAAGCAGATGTAGCGGCGGCAACCTTCAATACTGCTCGTACTCAAGCAACTGATGCCGCAGGTAATTTTGATCCAATTAAGTTTTCTACTTTCTTGCAATCTAGAAAGCAAAATCTTCAGCCATTTGTTACTGAAAATCTAGACAACCTATTAAACAAATATAGTTTCTTATCTCAGTCATTGACTCGTCAGGGAGGTGCATTTGGTGGTTTAGATGAAGCATCTTCTCAGGCGGCAAGGATGGGCGTTGCATCCGCTGTTGGTGGCCCTGTTGGTGCGGCGATTGCTTCTGTTCCTGCTAATAGGTTAATGGAAATGCTTTCTCGATCTGCTTTTGATACAGACGCAGGTAGAGCCATCATGTTGTCAGGAAAGTCGCTAGATGACTTTAGACCATTGTTAACTGGTGGATTGATGGCAGATCAGTTACCTCAAGGCGTTGTAGCCACCCCTGAATGGACAATTCCAACTGAATTGGGCGGTCAACCACAACAACAAGCACCAACTCAACAGCCTGGACAACAAGAAGAATTTGTTATTCCACAAGAACTTATGCCAATGGCTGTGCAAACTATGGGGTCAGAAAATGTTGGCCCAACTAAAAGTCCTTACTCAAATCTAAACCCACAACTTCAGCCATAGGAGTAAACCATTGACCCTTTCAGCCTCCTCCTCCTTGCCCAAGGCGCAGTCTCTGCCATCAAGTCAGGATGTGCAATGCTCCACGAGGGAAGGATGGAAATTGTTAATGCTAAGAAGACAATTGAAGGGGCTGTTGGGGATGCAAAGGCTATTGTCAGCGAACTCTCAGGTTTATGGTCGTGGGTTAAGGGTCTATTTGCGCCAACTAACGACAGAATCACGCCAATTCACGACACAACTGCGCCAAATGTAATCAAGAAAAGTGTCGCAAAACAAAAGCAATCGTATGAGGAATTAGAACTAAAACTAATAAGTGAAGTAGGGGCAAACATTGGGGTTTTGTTTGATACACAACAACAAATCAACAACCACTATCACGAACTAGAAGAAGAATCTAAAACCAACTATGACCCTGAACAAAACACAAGCAAGAAGGCAATTGAGAGGGCGTTGATTGAGTTGCAGATGGAGAAGTTGCTAGAACAGACAAGGGAAGCGATGGTGTATGCCCCTCCTGAATTGAAGGACTTGTATAGCAGATTCTTGGTAATGCACAACAGGATAGAACAAGAACAAGCGTGGGCTAGGTCAGAGATGATACGAAGGCTTAGGTTGGCTAGGTGGAAGAAGGAACAAGAGGAAATCTGGTTAATTGAACTTATAAGTGGAGCAATTGCTGTGACGTTTATATCTATATTTTTTGGGTGGATGATGTGGCAAATACGAAACTTATCTGGTGGATTCTGATAGGTGTATCTATATGTCTCATTGTTGGTGTAACTTCAATGGCGTATGTGGAAACTCTATACATGAAGGCGCAACTTAAACAAGAGATGAAAGAGTTGCGGAAACTTAAACGAGAACTAAGGGAAGAAAAATGAATGACCTACTCAATTTACTCAAGGGTGTCGCACCCACGTTGGCAACTGCTGTCGCTGGCCCTCTGGGTGGCATGGCTATTACCGCTTTGGCTAGTAAGTTTGGCGTTTCTGATTCCGTTGATGCTGTTGCTAAGGCTATTGCGGGTGATCCGCAAGCGGCTCAAAAGATTGCTGAAACAGAATTAGAGTTTGCTAAGTTAGCGGCAGATGCTATGAAGAATGAAGATAACAATGTCTCTACCCGCTGGAACGCAGACATGAGTAGTGACTCTTGGTTGTCCAAGAACATTCGCCCCATGAGCCTTGTAGCCATCTTTATAGGCTATTTCCTGTTTGCCATGATGTCTGCCTTTGGTCTGAATGCTAACGAAGCCTATGTGACTTTGCTAGGTCAATGGGGAATGTTGATTATGGGTGCTTACTTTGGCGGTAGGACTGTTGAGAAACTTGCAGAGATGCGAAAGAAATAATTATGTTGCTCACACCTCACTTTACCCTTGAAGAATTGATTGCTACGCAACATAGAGAGTTTGACAATACCCCTAACAGTTCAGAGATAAACAATCTCAAGCGTTTGGCTGAGATGCTTGAAAAAGTTAAGACTTTGCTAGACGGCAAGCCGATCATGGTTAACTCTGCATTTAGGTCAAAAGCCGTAAATGACGCTGTGGGTTCAAAAGACACATCACAGCACAGAGTTGGTTGTGCGGCTGACATTAGAGTGCCAGGTCTTACTCCTGACCAAGTAGTTAAAGCAATCATTGGTTCGCCAATAGCGTATGACCAAATCATTCGTGAGTTTGATTCTTGGACGCATATATCTGTTCCTAATGCACCTTCAGGTACACCACGCAAGCAAGCGTTAATCATTGATAAGCAAGGCACACGGGCTTATTCATAAATTGTTCATATTGATAAAGCCTAATACGCAATATGAAAATACAGCGTGTAAACACACGGCAGTCTTCTGTGCAGACGAGATTGTCGGTACTTCAAAAGAAGTGCCTACCTTACGATAAAGCCTATGACGTATCTAATGGATATTGGTGGATTGCTACTAAGGATGGCGTGGATTGTGGTTTCGCAGGTCTTGTTTAT